ATATAAGTCTCGTTTGAGTAAAGAAAATCAAGAAATTCAGTTTAGACTTTTCTATGATCAACGAGGTCTTGATCGTTATTATGGTCTACTTGAACTTGGTGAGATTGGTGGGCTCTGGAAAAACACTGCCGGTCGCTATGAAATAGATGGAAAGAAACTCTATGCAAAAACAATTCTTTCAAATCCAAAGGAATATTTTACCGATGAGGTAATGCAACAACTTGATGAAATTGCCAAGAAAGAGTTCTCCTATGGCTGATCTTCAGGATCTCATACACATTCATGAGAATACTCTTGATCCGGAGATTTGTGATTTTTTAATTTCCGTCTTTGAACAATCTCCGGATAAACATGAAAGATATGAGAACGATGGCAAACCAAATTTCACTCAGTTTAATTTGACCGAAAATCGTAATCTTTCAACCGAGATTAATCAGGTTCATAATATCATCATCAAAAAAGTCTTTGAGTATCGTGATTTGTATTATGAATTCGTAGATAAGAGAGTATTTCCACAAGAACACGCTCTGGAGCAATTCAGAATCAAAAAGTATAATCCTGGTGGAAATGACTGGTTTGATACTCATGTTGATGTGACGAATCATGAGTCCGCACGAAGATTTCTGTCTTTTATGTGGTATCTCAATGACGTTGAGTCCGGTGGCAATACTGTCTTCAGCGACCTGTCAATCTCACCAAAAAGGGGTACACTGGTGATGTTCCCTCCATTGTGGATGTATCCTCATCGGGGGGAACCGCCAATGAGTGAACCAAAGTATATTATGAGTGCCTATTTGCATTATAAATGATGGAACGACTTGAACACACTATTCTACGTAATCTAATTTTCAATGAGGAATACTCCCGTAAGGTCATACCTTTTATTCAACCAGATTATTTTGAGCAAAAGTCGGAAAAAGTCATTTTTGAAGAAACTGTTAAGTTCATTTCTAAGTATGGCACCTCGATTACACCAGAAGCACTGAATATCGAGATTGAAAATCGAACTGATCTAAATGAATCCGAGATTAGGGATATTCGAGGTGTTTCGGTCGTACTATCGGATCTTCCCGTTGATCTTCAGTGGATTCTAGATAAGACAGAAAAGTGGTGCAGGGATAGGGCAATTTATCTGGCACTTATGGAGTCTATTCATATTGCCGATGGTAATGATGAGAAAAAGAATCGTGATGCAATTCCCGGTATTCTTTCGGAAGCCCTGGCCGTTGGTTTTGATCACCACATTGGCCATGATTATATCGAAAATTATGAAGAACGCTATGATTATTATCATAGAAAGGAAGACAAGATTCCATTCGATCTTGATTATCTGAACAAGATTACTAATGGTGGACTGCCGAATAAAACCATGTCGGTCCTCCTTGCAGGTCCTAATATTGGGAAAACTTTGTGTATGTGTCATATGGCGGCATCATTTCTTCTTCAGAACAAAAATGTCTTGTATATTACATTGGAAATGGCCGAGGAAGAAATTGCAAAACGAATCGACTGCAATCTTCTGAATGTTCCGATGAATCAACTAGACGAACTTTCAAAGAAAATGTTTGACGATAAGATGAAGAAGCTTCTTCAGAGGACTACCGGAAATCTGATCGTTAAACAGTATCCAACGGCATCGGCCCATGCCGGAAACTTTAAGGCACTTATTAATGAATTACATCTCAAAAAGAACTTCAAACCCGATGTATTGTTTGTTGATTATTTGAATATCTGTGCATCAAGTCGATTCAAGAGTAGTTCCGGTGTAAATTCTTATAGTTATGTAAAGTCTATTACCGAAGAAATGCGTGGAATGGTAGTGGAACTAAATATTCCCCTAATTACTTCCACGCAAACGACAAGGCAAGGTTTTTCATCTTCAGACATCGAGATGACCGATGTATCAGAATCCTTTGGTACTGCGGCCACGGCAGATCTTCTTCTGGCCCTTATTTCCACTGATGAGCTTAATAATCTCAATCAGATTATGATCAAACAGCTAAAGAATCGATTCTCGGACAAGACGATCAACACCAGATTCGTAGTGGGTATTGACAGATCTAAGATGAGGCTGTATGATTGCGAACAGTCCGCCCAGGACGACGTACTCGGATCCAATGATGAATACGAGTACAATGAACCCGAAACCAAGAAATTCAAAAAAACCTTTGATGGATTCCAATTCTAATATGACGCAACAACAAGTTATTGATTCTAAGAAATACGTTGAATTCGTAAAACAAGTCACCAGTCCGGCCAGCACCGATGTCAATGTTCTTATTGATCGTATTCGGGAGCTTGATGGTGAAGGTGTAAAACTCACTCATCTACTTACTTTTGCTCTTGGTGGTGCAGCCGAAATGGGTGAAGCCGTGGAGATTATTAAGAAATGTTTGCTACAAGGTAAGCCCTTTGATGAAGCAGCCAAGACCCATTGTTTAAAAGAGTGTGGTGATACAATTTTTTATATCGCACAACTCTGCATTGCTATGGGTGTGAGCTTCGAGGATATTATGCAACTTAATTATGAGAAACTGAGTGCCCGATATCCCGAAGGATCCTTTAGTGTTTATCGTTCCGAGAACCGTGTTAAAGGTGATATTTGATGGCCAAACAAAAACAAGTCACTATTAAACTCGATGTTCGTCAGGCGGCTGCTGTTCGTCAGATTCTCTTCGAACATCAAAAAGGATACAGTTATGAGTTCCCGTCCGAACGAATTAATGATGTTCGAGATGTGATTCGCAATCTCGATACTCAAATCGAATCCACCCTTCAATCTAAATAATAACAAAAATGACACTGACCGGAAATAGAAAAGGTAGGCCAACTACTCGAATTCAGTTTGATTTGATTCTCAAAAATTTTAAGTTATACCTAAAAAGAGAATTGCGTCTAACTTATGATATTCCGGTCCTTCTTATTGAAGATGCCGATTTCGCAAAAAGAATCGCCGCATTCGGTATAATATCAAATAAGAATGTAATTCATCTCAGTATCATCAATCGACATCCGATGGATATTCTGAGGACCCTTGCTCATGAGTTTGTTCATTATAAGCAATACATGGAAAAGGGTACACATCATCGAAGTTCTCATGCCGGAAGTCCCGATGAAAATCATGCCAATGCAAAAGCAGGTGAACTATTGAGGAAATATGGTCAGCTTCATCCGGAGCTTTTTGATCTTATGCCTCTTCGGTGATTTCACAGTCCAAATGGCGAAATTGGTAAACGCAGTAGATTTAGATTCTACCGCCCTAACAGGTGTACGGGTTCAAATCCCGTTTTGGACATTTTAATAAATAGATATATTATAAGTAGTCTAGAAGACTCATAATATATCAGTAAGAATGAAAACGTTCTCTCAGTTCATATCCGAGGCCACGGCGGCTTCTATACAGGCCAAAAGACTAGGACTTGTTGGTGATGGTCATGGGGGTTGGTATAACAGAGCAACTGGCGAATTTGAGGCCAAGACGTTTGGACCTCAACTGAAGTTTTATAATAAGAGGCAGATCATTGGTGGTAAGGATCCGAAGCAAGGTGAATTTGAAAAGAACATTCCTTTAGGCTCCGCATTCCCCACTCAGGCCCAGATGGCGGCACCTCAACAGCAGGTCCCGGCACAACAGCCTCCCCCGCAACAAGAGGCCCCACCGCCGCCTCCAGAGGCCCAACAAGAGTTACCTCCCCAAGAAGAACTTCCCCCACAAGAACCACCGGCATTTGTTCCTCCTCCGGTAGAAAAGACAAAGGGGACTCTGACCATTGCCTTTGGTAGATTTAATCCTCCTACGATTGGCCATCAGCAGTTAATGGATACTGCCGCCATGGCATCTCAAGAAGAGGGTGGTGATTATATCATTGTACCCTCAAGAAGTTTTGACAAAAAGAAAAATCCTCTTGATCCCGATAGTAAGATTTCTATCATGAGGAAGATGTTCCCGGATCACGGCGAAAGAATCGTCAATGACCCTAATTGTATATCAATATTCGATGTACTCAAAAGAGCCCATAATGATGGTTATTCCGGAGTAAGAATTGTTGCCGGTTCTAGTAGAATCAAAGAATTTGAGAAACTTGCTAATAATTATAATGGCCAACTCTATCAGTTTGATGGCATTGAGGTTATTCCGTCTGGAGATCAAGATCCGGATGGTAATGGAATGGATGGAGTCTCTTCATCAAGATTAAGACTCGCCGCCGCCGAGGGTGATTTTATGACTTTTAGAGCCGGACTACCCAAAACCATTAAGAACAAAGAAGCGATTCAGTTGTTTGATCTTGTTCGCCAAGGAATGGGCATCGAAGAAATTCAAATGGAAGGTTACAATACATGGGAGATTGCACCA